TAGACAATATTCTTATTAACGCCATGCCAAAGTGGGTAGGTGCGAACTACCCCTGCATCATTTCCACTCCGAATGTTGAAAACCTTATCGTATTTGGTGGAAATTACAGTCGTATCGATTGGTGCTGTGATAGGATCCACCCAATCTTGTGGATCAATGGTAAGATTGTTGATTCCCAACCCCCTGAAGATGGTTGCATACAATGCCGCGACATCCGGAAACGGTAAGGCAGTCGCGACGCGTTGATATCGTTCACGGTTGTTTACCTCAAAGAATGCAAGGGTGCGATCCATGTTGACGCCAGGTATTGGTCCGCGGAAGTTAAACATTATGCGTCTCCAACGCCAAGCAGAAGAACCGTCGGTCCGAATAGTAATGTTGTCCTTAACGCCCTTAAAAAAACAAGTAGTGCGCTCACGCGTCGTTGTGGTTGGATAAATCGTTCCAGCATCCCCGGTCTGTGTAAGCAGTCTCCCGGATGCATTCCATAGAAGAACGGCTGGTGTTGGGGCGGTTACAGTTAGAGCGCCAATGCCCGCGGGGGTAGCGGGAAAAGTATTCCCGCCGAGCATTGTGTCCCGCTTCTTGGTACTGGTCACATTGAGAATCATTTTCTTGGGTGACCGTCTTGTGACTCTCCTTGATACCCTCCGCGTCCTTCGGATCGTCTTTCGGAAGGTGGATCGGCGAGTCCTTCTCGGTGAACGCCTCTTGGCGCGTGAGCGTAGGCGTTTTGGGGCCATGGCATATCAGGCAGCAGCTGTGCCGTGCGTGGTCGATGAAATCTTGACACCCAATAGGGCCACTGGCGTCATGTAGGGGGCGGTGTGGGAAGCAGAAGGTGTCAGCCGGGTGAATTACTTTACACCCTTGTGCATGAATGGTACGAGGTCGGATAGATAGTTTGTCCATGCTTATGGAGCAAAGGGGGAGGCACACAGGTATATATAGGGGAGGGTGTGTCCTGTGTCCTGTGGTATAATATTAGTTTGACCACAGGACTTCCGGGACACTTTTTTCATGCCTCCCCAAAATGGATTATTCATCAATTCCCGATACAAGCTCGTCACGTACGCCCAATGTGGAGACCTTGATGAGTGGAGCATTGTGGACCGCTTTGCAGAACTGGGAGCAGAGTGCATCGTGGGCAGAGAGTTACACGCTGATGGAGGAACTCATCTCCACGTGTTTGCAGACTGGGGACGCAAGTTTCGAAGTCGAAATGCACGTCTTCTCGATGTGGGAGACCGGCACCCGAATGTTGTCGCTTCTTGGGGAACACCTGAAGAGGGCTACGACTACGCGATCAAGGACGGAGATGTGGTGGCAGGCGGGCTCACTCGGCCGGGGTCGGGCGGAGGTAGCAATGGGGCAAATGATTCTAAGTGGGTTAGAATTGCAAATGCAGAAAATCGAGAAGAGTTTTTCGCTCTGGTGCGAGAACTGGATCCGAAGACGTACGTCACTCGAAGCAAGGACCTTGAGTACTTTGCAGACCGGCACTATCGACCCGAGCCTGTTATCTATGCCACCCCCGGAGGAATTGGGTTCATCGATGACGGTACTGATGGAAGATCTGAGTGGGTACAGCAATCTGGTATTGGACTGGGAGAACCATTCATAGGTAAGTCTGTTCCAATGGGCGGAGCGAAGAGATATTCTGCCGGGTTATTCCGCAATGTGCCTCGCTCGCCCGTCCGGGCTTCGTCGGCTCGTCACAAAGCTCTCGTGCTAACGTAATTAGGCAGACGTAAGTCCTTATGTATGTATGGACCAACACGGTTGGGTAAAACCTTGTGGTCAAGATCTCTGGGGTCCCACGTATACTTTTGTGGGCTCTTCTCTGGAAAGGAGTTGTTGAACAACCTTGACGCCGATTATGCTATTTTCGACGATATGCAAGGGGGGATTTCATTTTTTCATGGGTGGAAAAATTGGTTTGGGTGTCAGCTGAACTTCCAAGTTAAGCAAATGTACCGGGATCCGGTGAATGTCACATGGGGAAAGACCTGCATCTGGTTATCTAATGATGACCCGAGGGACAGTATGAAGCAAAGTGATGTGGAGTGGATCAACGACAATTGTATTTTTGTAGAAGTTACACAGCCTATTTTTCGTGCCAATACACCGTAGTAGTTGGTATCCAATCTAAAGATTCCGTCTCCTCTTGCGAGTTCCCAACAATAATATCCACTATGTATAAATCTCCCATACCGGGCTTACCCGGAGTTGAAACATAAGACGGAGAAATATTTCCTCCGATTTCCCGATCATTGTAGACAATATTCTTATTAACGCCATGCCAAAGTGGGTAGGTGCGAACTACCCCTGCATCATTTCCACTCCGAATGTTGAAAACCTTATCGTATTTGGTGGAAATTACAGTCGTATCGATTG